TCAGCTCTTTTTTGCCAGAACATCCTGTTGCATCGCCTTGTCGAGGCCGAGATCGGCAACCAGCCTCTTAAGCAACAGGTTTTCTTCTTGGCGTTGCCGCATATGATTGAGTTTAGAAGGGTAAGTTTCGCCGTATCTCTTACACCAAGCCTTAAAGGTGGCATCGGAAATACCTAGCTTGCAATAAACATCCGGCACGGACATATCCGATTCGGCCTGTTTCGAGGCAAAGATAATCTGCTCTTCGGGGAGTCGTGACTTTTTCATCGGCACCTCCGCTCAAGGGAATGTTTAACATGCCGGGATTTTGATTCTTAATGGAACATGATTTCAGCCAGGACCACTTACCTTGTCTAGACAATTCACTTTTATGCATGGACTACTTAAAGCGGGTTTTAACATTGAAATCACTAAATGTGCCAAATTTACGATAAATTAGTCAAATGCACTTCCATTGCGCATGAAACAAAGCTTACTCCTCCTTTTGTAAGTTCACAGAAATTACTCATAACCCATTGTACTTATTGACTTTCCCCACCCCCGCAAAACTTCCTTGATAAGGTTGGGATGATGTTTTGTGAAAAAAAGCACCAACCTCATAAATGTTACGTTACAATGCGTTTTTAATAATTTCACAAGTAATCAATATGCCACTTCAACTTACTCTGCTTTTATGGATGCTAGCGCTTCTATTTATAACGGGTATTCTGTTTAGTACAAAACTTTTTTCCTTTATGGATAAGGATACCTCTGGTCGCATTCACAGAATTGATGGATTGAGATTTTTCCTCGCATTCATGGTTGCCTTTCATCACTTTGTGCTAAGTTATGAATATTTTCATGGTCATCCATGGCTTCTTAGCTCATTAAATGATTATCCGGTGAATCAAAAAATTGGCTCTTTTGGCGTTGCACTATTTTTTATGGTGTCCGGTTACGTTTTTGCCCACACAAACGTAAAATCATGGTTCCACTTCTACAAAAAAAGAGTCTTGCGTATCGCTCCACTTTTTATGCTTTCTTCAACTCTCTGTCTCGCTATTGCCTTCTGGATTCAGCGACATGAAATTAGTACAAATGATTTATTATCAAAATTTTATTTTTGGTTCGATGCCGGGTTAACAGGAAAGAAACCCGATGTTTTTGGGATGCATGACACTCAGTTTATTAACGCAGGCGTAACATGGACACTTTTTTGGGAATGGGCTTTTTATTTCTCACTCCCTGTAGCCTACGTATTACGTGACAAAATTGGTTTGATACCTGTTGCATCGGCAATCATTTTCGCTTCCGTATACTTTGTATCTACACAAAATCCAGCACTTGCTTCATATGCCTCATTCTTTGCAATTGGTGCTATAGGAAAAGAACTTACAACAACATCTGCGCAAAGCAAAACGTTTTATAATATCGGTGCATCACTATCTTTTGCAGTTGTGATACTTATTTCCGACAGCAGTTTCAACATTTACTTTATGCCTGCAGTAGCATCAACTTTCTTTTTCATAGCCATCGGTGGTAATCTTTTTGGTCTTTTAAACATTAAAGGCTTTATTAGATTAGGCGATGCGAGCTATAGCATCTATATGCTGCACGGCATAGCCTGGTTTTGCATGAATAGATTCATTCAATCTCATAATTTCCACTTAGATCAGATGCAGTATATGGTTGTATCGGGCACTGTTTTTTTGTTCTTCTTAATAGCCTGTTCATTAAGTTACAAATTTGTCGAACTCCCCTTTATTAATCTTGGCAAGAAATCATGAAATTACCTATACTTTAAAAGTAGATTAGACAATTGGAGAGCTCGCCATATCCGATTAAGGAATGGCGAGATACATATCATAATATCCTGATTATGTTATATATCTGGAAAAGCCTCTCTACGTCGCATTGATAAAATCCACTATCAGCCTTCAACAAAAAAGTAGGCATCGGCAGTAATTTTTTATTATCTACGCACCATGTTTAAGGACTAAAGTTTTAATCAAAGTACTGTTAGTTGCAGAACCCCCCCAGACTGCGCTACTTTGAAATTGATATGAAACTTACCGCTCCCTCTTTCATATCTAAGTAATGCCTACCAACTGATAAAACATTATCAGACGCATTCGAAAATGCGTCTTGTGATAGTCTTAGTGAAACGAACGTGCTTGTTTACTGGACCTTATCTGCCTGAATGGTCACAGAACCTGTATTGTCTGCGCAGTTGTCATCACCAATGTAAGCGATAAGATAATAATTGCTTCCAGCCACATTAATCTGTTGTGGTGTACTGCTGATTGCAGACCCCCATCTTGCCGTACTCATTCCACCAGCCATAACAACCCGATCAATCTGACATGAACTTCCTGTGACGCAGTTGGCGCTATTCGACGTCAGGTAAATATTATAGGTACCCGCATCGAGGTTGAATTTCAGAGGCGAACCACTTTGAACCTTACTGTTAACGGCCTGAGGATCAAAGCAGTTATTTTTGGCATCGACGACAAAAGATGCAGCCTGACTACCAAACGACAGTGATACTAAACTCAATGCGATGAACGATTTTAATTTCATTATGGTGACTCCCGTTTAATTTGATCTAATTGACTGAGCGCGTTCCGGCCTTCACGGCACAGCCCTTGCGCTCGATTTCATTCTGTACTGAGGCTTGTGAGAGTACTACGGACATGCGTCCGGCTATCGATGGCACGTCAACAGAAGAGAACAGCCGTCATAAAGCCTGGCAATCAGGATTTTCAAGATATGTCGTTGCGGCTTTTAACTGCCTCAGGTTGAGACAGACAGTGACGGGATTACAAATGGAAAAACGGTATGAGGAATAACCATCTCAAAATATCTTTTGTGAGAGCGCGATTGATCACTATGTCCAGTTGAGCCTGAATACAGGGTATGTGAAAAATTGCGGGTATGAAACAATCGCACTGAGCCTGTGCCAACCACAGTCCTGGCAGCAGGTGTTCCAGACCGGTAAAAGTCGAGTGCTTACCCTCGCGCCGGTTTAGCTACGTCTTTCATCTCAGCGGAAAACTTCCGCAGCTTATGAGTGAAAGTCACAAGCATTAACCCAAGATAAACCGTGCCTGCCTATACAAGCTCGTAGCGTGATACCCGACGATAGAGCGTTAAGGACAGGGATATACATTGGAAAAAGATGTCTCGCGATAAGAAAAGAGGCCAATCAGGGTCATTAATTTTATGAAGAATATCTGAGGAAAGTTAAAGACCGGCAAACCATTGAAGTATAAGAATAAAAAAACAAATGATCGTTGTCGTTTTTATCCAAATTTAGATCTGAAGGTTTCTGCTTCCCAGCCGATAATCAAAATGTAATCGATAGTACCTTATCTTTATAGCCCTGTTCGCTATGCCCACATCCGAGTGGGCTTTTTTATATCTGACGCAGGCATATCGTGCCTTTTATCGATCAAATCTCATTCAGTTGTATCTAAAAAGCACGATCACTGTATGCTTCCACAGTCAGTCAAAATTGACTGCTGGATTTTCCCTTGTAACAGTTTCTGCCTGTGTAACGCAGGCCTTTTTAATTTACTGCCTTCCCTGCCCTGACAAACTCCGCCGCCATTCTGTAAACCTCCGCCTGAAGTGGATTCGTCTCCTCTTTCATCCAGTCTTCAAGTATTTCAGCAAGCTCTAAATCAAAAAAACCTTCTTTTACATCAAGCAGTTCCAGCACGGCTTTACCGATTGCGGTAAAGATAATATAGGGCCGTTCATCATCGTCGTCCATGTGAGCCTAAGTTGTGAAACGGAAATTCAGCATAGCACATAAAATGAGCAATTAATTTTATTCCTGCGGTTGAAGGCTTCCCTGCTCTTTTGGCTGTTGCCCATCAAGCTCAAACGCTAGCGCTGATGCCGCTGACTACAGCCTGCACGCATCTGTTTTCCTCTTTAGTTTGTGAACGACCTGGCCTTGAGTTTTCGACGCGGGCCTAAAGCTGAGGGATGCCAAAATGCAGGTTTATGCAAGGCAGGAGAGTACGAGGATAAGGATGGGCTGAAAGTCCATGATGAAAGATGGCAGCAAAAAATGTCATCGCCAATTCATCGCCACTGCCGAATTTCAGATACAAAAAACCGCCCAAAGAGGCGGCTTAAACGACATTGCTACTACTTGATTTTATTGGTGTTTCAATATGGTGCCCGGGGCGGGACTTGAACCCGCACGACCTTGCGATCGAGGGATTTTAAATCAGTATTTAATATCAATTAAATCATAAAGTTAATCAACTATTTCATAATACAATCACTTATGAAAAGTTATATAATTCAAAAATTTAAATCCACACCAACCATGATATTATGAAAGCTAACATGATGAAAATGAGCACAAAAACCAAACAACAAGCTATGGATCTACTTACTTTCGTTACTGCTAATATCATTTAAATTATTAAATCTCTATAAACCCGCTCACTTCCAAAGCTTTATAAAGATTTTTATCATTTTCGATATCTGTAATATTATAGGCATGCATCACCACACCTTGCATTATCATTTTATTAACACTTTCTTGCAAATCGCCGAGTCCATTCCACCACAACTCTGAAGCAAAAATATTTTCAAAAAAAGTAAAAATATAAATTGTTAGTTTATCGCCTAAAATTTCGATTGGGCAACTATAAATGCCACTCACAAACTTACGAATAACCACATCATCCTCAGGCAACCACGACAATATCAAATAACCTTTTCCATCGAGTGCTATAAGATTAGTTGTCATATATGCAGGCCTGATATTTTCCTGCAAATTAATTTCTTGAACATCTACGCCAAATATGTCCACAATAGGCGCATGAATACCGCAAGCCATAATTTTTGGAACATTTTCCAAGCGGATAATTAAGTGTTTCAACTCATCAAAAACTCGCCGCTCAATTGAACGCTCCACTTTATTCTTTATATAATTTAGATCCTGCAAAGCCAATTTTGAGCCTTTAATATTCTCAGCGGAAATTTGAGCCCACAGCAACTGATCTTTAAAATCTAATCCTCTATCAAAGTTTCGAGATTCTTCCATAATCTCATAATTTGCTTCCTTCACATAGACCTCTCTCATTAAGGGCCTATATGCAAGCATGGTGCATTGCTGTTGACTTTCGATAAATGGTTTGTCTTCTATGACAGAAAAAAGCTCTTTATCGTGATAAGAACAAAACCCAGTAAAGGTTGAAGCCTGATTAATACCAATGCGCTCTAAGCGTATGTTTCCATTATCTTTTTCAACACCTTTAAGACCATGTTTTATACCCAACACATGTCCTTCATGAGCTATCTCCTTTAAACTGTTTCCTTTAGACAACGTATGAGCTTTGACTATTCTATTTTTGCATTCTTTTTGAAGCTTATCTGGCACACTACATTTATTCACGTTAGTGAATTTTTTAAGCAACCCATGGGCCTCAGCACGAGAAAAAGGAGCTTCTTTGTCCCGGCCCAAATGGCATTTTTTATACTTTTTACCTGAATTACACCAACACAATGTATTCCTTCCTAACTTTTTCACATTAAATTCCTTTCTTTTTTAGTATTGTGCGGCATTACTATTCTAATCTCTGAAAATTTTCATAACGGCATTAGGTATATGAGATTAGAATCAGCAAGGCTAAATGTTAACAATAAAACTAAATTTGATGGATTTTCTTAACTAACTTTCCATACAATTCCAAATCAAAAACCTAGCTTAAATTAGGTGGCAGTATAACCTCATGAGGATTCTAAAAAACTTGATTTTTTTAAAAAATAATACTCATCAGCATTATGATATTGAAAAAACTCTCATTTTACTATTGGTAAGTCTGAAATTTTAGTAGTGTAAGCAGGTGAAAGCATTTCCCGCTTCATTGACCATGACTTCTCTATACCCTGCCCCGCAAAAAAAAGACTGGCTTTGCCACTTTCGTTAAGACCATCCACTACCCGCATAAGGGCTTCGCTGTTTGGCTGTGGCCGGTATTCATCAAAAAGGTTGAGCTGAGACACTCCCTGACTGAAGAAATCGCCTAGCATTACGCCTGCTTTCATATAACGGTGACCGTCGAGCCATATCTGATCCAGTGCGTCCATAGCCACCCGGATAATGTCGCGGGTATCGTTAGAAGGCGTGAGCAATTTCCCGTTGGCCTGATTGCCGTAAAACACCTCACCCTCTGCATGCGGGCTGGTACGGACAAATACAGCGATCTGTTTGCAGTACTGCCTTTCCTTCCTCAGCTTCTCTGCAGCCCGTTCTGCAAAGGCACAGACGGCCTGACGCATGTCCATGTATTCGGTGATACGTGAGCCAAAAGAACGTGAGCACACTATCTGCTGTTTGGTTGGTGCGAACTCTTCAAGCTCTAAGCAGGGTTTGCCACGCAGCTCTCGGACAGTTCGCTCAAGCACAACGTTGAAATGTTTACGGATGATATACGTGCTTTGATCGGCCAGGTCTTTAGCCGTGGTGATACCCATGGCATTCAGCTTTTTGCTGATGCGCCGCCCAACGCCCCATACATCCTCTACAGGAACAAGGGCAAGCAACTTTTTCTGCCGGTCAGTGTTGGACAAGTCCAGAACGCCGCCTGTCTTACTCCACTTTTTAGCTGCATGATTAGCCAGCTTCGCGAGCGTTTTTGTCTGCGCTATACCAACGCCAACAGTGAGGTGGGTTTCTTGTTTAATTCTGGCTCGCACTTTCCGCCCGAGATCATCAAGTGAGGTAAGGCGCTGCATACCATCCAGACACATGAAAGCTTCATCGATTGAATATATTTCGACTGCCGGGGCCATGTCCTCCAGGGTCGTCATGACGCGATTACTCATATCGGCATAAAGCGCGTAATTGGAACTGAATACCTGAACGTTATGCCGCCTGAAATCATTCTTAAGTTTGAAATAAGGCGCTCCCATAGGTATCTGCAACGCTTTGGCTTCTGCAGACCGGGCAATTACACAACCATCGTTGTTACTGAGAACAACGACAGGCTTTCCGCGCAGGTCAGGTCTGAATACTGTCTCACAACTGGCGTAAAATGAATTAACGTCAACCAGGGCGAACATTAGAAACCACCATTAGGATTGAAAACCTGAAATACCCGCTCCTCACCCTCTGACGTTGAAATATCGCGAAAGGTTGTAGTGTGCGTCTCAATCCACTTGTTTGCAGCGCGAAGTGTGTAATGCCAGTTGAGACGATCAAGTTCCCGAACAAAGTCGAGTGTGCTGAGTGTGTAGCGGCCCTCGACGTCACGCTTAATAGCCTGACGAAAGGCAATCATGATTTCGTAGTCACGGGGCATTTTTTACCCTCCGATTTTTACTGTATATAATCACAGTAATATCAACCCATGAAATTGATCAAGCCGATCTGGATGTGAGATTTGTAAAGGTGTTGGTAGGAAAGGGATTTTATTTTGAAGGGTACAGGGCGAGTGACTAAGCTTTAATCACCCACCCCGTAAACCTACTGAGACAGGAGCGGTTTAGTGATTGCCCGGTCGCCGGTCTTTTTTACGAGCCGACTTCTTCGTTATTGACCGGTTCTTCATTGGTAGGGACATCAAATACAGGTGGCTTCTCTTTACGGATCGGCCCCTGTTCAATACTGATATTTTTGATTTCTTCAGCCCTCTTTCTGATAACTTCCAGGGTTTTCAGTGCCTCATCGGGTGATTCTGCAAGCTGGTAGAGAATTTCAAAAATAGTTTTTATGGCTTCAGTGTGATACGCAGCCGCAGCGCCCGCCGTGTTCAGATATTTGAAGTCTGGAATGACAGTACCGTCCATAAACTTCCTGTCACCATTAGTCGTAACCGCTTCTGCACAGCACTTCTCCACATCCTGAGCAATGAGACCTACCTCTGACAGGCCATCTTTTTTATCGTATGTCGCACCACGCCAAGAAAGAACAGCAGATAAGGGGTCGCTGACAGTCTTAATTTTCGTCTTGTGACGCTCATCCGATCCGTTAACCCATGAGCCAGGAGCGGAAGCATTGCCTGAGCGCTGAAATTCAAATGATCCCACGGCTGACATTGCTATAAAATACGACTGAATGGTTGTGTTACCTGCTCGCCGGATGCCTGTCTGTACAAGTTCATCGTACCAGCGGTAAACCGTCCACCCTACCGGGTTACCGGTATTGCCTCCTGAGGAAGTGTTATTTAGCTCAACTCGATTGTTTTCACCTGCTGCAACAGCAAGCCCCGCTGCCTTTCCCGCAGTTAAAGAACTGCTAACAGTTACCGCGCCTGATATGGTTCCACCAGACTTACCATCCACTGTGTTAAGTCTTGCGTCATTGCCTTGGGCTACTGTACCGGCAGAGCTTCCATACCCAACTCCTATGTTGTCTCGGGCAGCAGGTATATTAGGTAAGTCAGCAAGGTTACTTGATTTATCGAGTTTATTTTTGTACTGATTCGCCATGTAACCCCAGCTCGGGCCAGTGAACACAGTTCTGTCCGGGCGAATTACATCTACTGACTGCGCGTCACTGTAAATTTTTTGCCAGTTTTGGAAATCGAGAATGCGGCCACGCGCTACACTGGCAAAGTCATTAAGGATTTTTTGCGTGATAGCAACCTTCAAAGATGTCGGTACTGCATTCCAAGCTAATCCGCTGGTTGTCGGGCCGTCGAAAGCTACGGCAAGGGTCAGTTGTGTGTCTGATGTGATGTTAGCAGCCACCAGCGTGTATGGTGCGCCTCCTACCGTGACGTAAACGAAGTCGCCCGTCTTAAGCTCTGTAGTAAAGCTGGTACCATTTCCGTTGACAGTGGCTAAATTATTGGTTAATGCGATAGTACCTGCTGCCATGGGTTATCTCCGGGCATAAAAAACCGGCACGTGGGCCGGATTATATTTGATAAATGAATTTCAGAAATAATAGCTTGCATCAATACAGGGTAACTGACAGGCGATCTGCATTGCCTTTGGATAGGTATAGATAGGCATATCTGAGCCAGTGCTCTTTGCTCTTGAAGTAGTGACAGAATTGCCTGACATCATCATTCCAGATAAAAGCATCTTCCTGTATTGATAGTTACCGCCTGACCTGGTGTAATCTCCGCGCTGAGTTCCAAGAACGCAAAGCGGAACCATTGGTCTTGTGACATTGCCAGTCGGGTTTATCCATGCCTGCCTGTCACCCGTAGAATCTGAAGTGTCGAAATAGCTGCCAAAGTCATAATAGGCATCTGACCACATCACGGGTGGATATTTGCTGGAATAGGTAATGGCACCGGAAGTATTTCTGATAACCAGCCCATAACCTGACGCAGGCAGCGCAGGTGAGAAGCCGCTACTGACTATGACAATCTGCACTCCACTAACCAGCCCTCCCTGCTCGGAACCATTCACAGAACTGAACGCGCCATAAGTGCGGATGGAGTTGGTATCCTTATCCAGAAATAAAGGCGTTCCGGTGTTACTCCACCTGGCAAAAACGATGTAGTTGCCGCCAAGATTAAGAACGCTGTCAGGTATATTCCACTGGCCGTTTATATCTACAACGCCACGAAACGTCACAAATCCTGACAGAGAAGCGTCCGTTATTTCCATAAAGTTAGCGCCGTTTGTGATCCTCAACCCATACAACGCTGAAGGGTTGGCTGCATACTGAATGCTATATACGTCAACAGAACCGATATCTAAGGCACTTGTCTGATTCGATTTGATGGTGCCGATGCCAATATTAAGACTTCCGTCAAAGCTCATCGATGATATGTAATTAACTGGCGGGCCACTCTGATCGCCTACGCCAACTTTGACGACATTCCGAGGAAGGATCAGCACCTTACTGTTGGCAGGCTTAGGCTTGAAACCTCCATAGGAGGCACTGGCTGCCTTTACAGCAGCCGTGCCCAGGTAAGATGCATAGCGTGTCGATGCATCAAGTATTAACGGTTTACCGCCGTCATCAGGAACAATACGCAACCCATAAATGTCAGCCATTACCAAGCCACCCAAGAGTCACCACTTCAACACCTGTCGCTGTGAAACAGTGAACGCCGTTTCCGTCATAAACTGTTCCTCCTCGCCCGCCGCTACCTGTAATAATTTGCAATCCTCCATTTTTGTCCAGCCGCCAGCTTGCCTGACCGGAACCCCAGTTATTGGACTGGATGTAATTACCAATCATGGCATTAGTGATCCAGCTCTCACCTATAAAAGCCTGGCTGATAAGCACCTGTCCGTCTTTGATAACGAAGGGTGAATAAATGTTATTTCCGCTGCCATTGATAACGACGAACTGGTTAGCATTGACTGCAAAGCGCGTGTTCACCTGAGAGCCGTTGATGGTTACGGCAACAGACATACCCGCGTCATAGTTAACGCCACCATAGCTGATACCGGCTTTAAGTGTGTAAATTGCCGATCCACCGCTTGCATCTGCATAGGCAGTCATTTTTTGCTGGATAGCTGCCGAGTTATCCGCGATAGCCTGATTAGTGGATTTGAATCCGGCCGTAACGGTTGTGTTAAGCTCAGCAACAGAACTCTGAGCATCAGCCGCGACCTTTCTGGCCTCAATAATTCCGGCGCGGTTTTCACCAAAGTTGGCCCACTGCTGCTGTACATCGTCATAGCTGGCGAGGATGCTTTCGGCCAGTGCGCTGGGGTCGGTAATCAGCGGTGTCAGCAGCGCCTTGCCGTCTTCAGACTGAAGATATTCCTCAACCACGTTACCTATCAGGTCATCGGCGTTTGAATTAGTCGATCCCCATGAAAAGCCTGTCCAGTCGCCCACGTTGCCAATCCTGTCAACCAGGCGTGCACGATACCAGCGTCTGACCCCGGCAGGCATTGGCCCATGCTGATAGCTGACACCGGGATAAGGTACATAAGCCAGAAACTGCGGGTTCTGACCATCTGCGGTTGTAGATACCTGAATTTCAGTGTAAGCCGTATCGCCAGCGCCATCAGGGAAACCCCATGTCACATCAATGGCCCAGACCACATCAATACTGGCGATGAGGTTTACAGGGGTGCCGGGCTTACCGACCTTCCCGCTGATTGATGTGCTCTCTGAGTATCCCCAGGGCGATGACACTTCGGCTGCATTAACCGCCCTTACGCGCACGTCATAAACACCGCTGTAAACGCCCCGGATGCTGAAACTCTGTGCGCTGGTCTGACTGACATTGACCCAGTCGCCCTTATCCTTGCGCCACTGCGCAACATAATTCAGCGCGCCCTCAACCCTGTCCCACGTCACCTGCATGGATGCAACGGACATTCCCTGCTCAACAAAGCTGACCTGAGAAAGCTTTATGTTGGCCGGCGCCCTGAGAACGCTTATCGGGGTGACAGTGATAGGCGCTGGCTCAATCCGTACGCCATCATCAATGTAACGGTACTTGTTAGGGTCGTGCTGGACACCGGCGACAGTAAAGGTGCCGTCGTCATTGCCGGAAATGGAGGTGACACGGAAGTACTGGATAGCCAGACTGTCGCTGTCTATCGCCCAGACTGCCCCAGCGACAGGGTCCATTTTAAATGAAGTCGCTACCGTTACCGTTTTTTTGTCCGCACTGACGGCGGATATGGTGCGTGTCTGTGCCGTTCCGTCTGGCAGATTCACCACAAGCCTGTCGCCCGCGGCGTAATCAATGGCACGGTCCAGCCCGAAACTGCGTCCGTTTACTGAACTCAGCCGCCCGCCGTTTTGCCTGCCGCTTCGGAACGGGTCAGCAACGCCAATGATTTCAGCCGGAACCGGAATATAACCGTCCAGGCCGACACCAAATGACACAGTGCCGTCTTTGGCGTTCGACAGAATAGCCCAGCGGCCACGGCGGTGCGCTTCACTCTGTGACGTACAGCCAATGGCCGTTAGGCTCATTTCCCGGACGTCATAGCGCTGTACCAGCTCTGAATCGTACACGCCCTCAACCGCATCGGAATAATGGTTTACCGGGTCTGACCAGCTCACCTGACAGGATGAATAGCGGTTTTTGTAACTGCCCCCGGCGTAGCTGAACATGCCGTCGATGACATTTGCTGCGTGATAAATAAAGTCCACATCAACGTTGCCGCTTGAGTCCACCTGTGGCACGTCTGCGTTAATGAATATCTGGTTATTTCCCCAGAAGGTAATGCCACGAAAAATGGCGGCAATGTCCTTCAGAACGGTGTAGGCGTCCTGCTGGCTCTGGATGAACACGTTACAGGTAAAGCGCGGCTCAGTGCCGCCCGCGCCATTAGACACCGGCTCATCGCAGTACTGCGCGATGCTGTAAAGCTCCCACTTATCAATCATGGACGCATCAACGCGGTTTCCCATCCCGTAAATCTTATCCAGCACCAGGTCGTAAAAAATCCACACGGGGTTGTTGGTATAGGCGTATTTGAAATCACCGGACCAGCTACCGCTGTAAGTGCGGCTTACCGGATCATACGTGGTCGGCACACGCACCAGCTTGCCTTTAGGCTTACAGGTGATTTTCGGAGCCTGACCGTTGAACTGCTGCGCGTTGACTTCAATGTAAAGCAATGCGGTATTGGGATAGCGCAGTTTGCTGTCGATGACCTCAGCGAACGAAAAAACTTTGAAGGCGTTAATGAGCTTTGAGGAATTCGAATCTGCGGTGATCCGGCGCACGCGCACTGACCAGCCGCTTGTTGCACGCGGAAGTGTGATGCGGTGATCGCGCTGGTATTCGGATGTGGTTTTGCCGCTGAAACAACCGTCCACAACCTGCACCCATGAACCACCATCGGTTGACAGGTCGATAGCATACTGCGTCTCGGTGCCGACCATATCGCCGTTGTCTTTATACTGATACTGAACGGGCAGGCTGAGTTTGATGCGCACGGCATCCAGCGACAGGTTAGTATACTGGCGTGTCCAGGGTACAGACTGCGTGACGGTCACTCCAACTGACAGCTCGTTATCCACTTCAGGCATGCCCGGAATATAGGTCTGGTCCTGTGTGCCTTTCCGCCAGTCCCAGATAACGCCAGTAAAATTGTAGCTGCCGTCATTATTCGCAAGTTGGGTGTCATTCAGGTAAATCTGCTGTGCGGTTAAATCGCCCTGAATTTCCCCTTCTGAAATTGCCACCAGCATCTTCAGTTTGCCAACTGAAATAAGATCATCCCTTTGTTCAATGGGAGTATGGACATTTCCTCCCCCGCCCTTGTTTCCTTGTAAATTCTCATGTAAAAAGTACATCTACTTCCCCTTTCATAGAAAAACCTCTTACAAAGCAAGGAAGCCGTCACGGCTAATAAAATAGAACCCAATCAAATTCATAGAAACCTCTAAAAAACCAACATAATTAAATACAAGGAAGAAAAATGTCTAAACAATGCAAATGCAAAGAGTCAAAAGACCAAGAAACAAGCATTGTAAAAAATACTTTTCGAGCGCTTACCGCATTATTTACCCTCATAATTGCTGTTGCCCAAGCCACAATAGCTTTAAAACAATATGAAGCTTCAAAGCTTAGCTTTTCACCTATCTTCATATTCCAAGAAGAATTATCAAAAAATGATGGCAGTGAAAAATACGACAACGAAAGCTTAAAAATAGTTAATATGGGATTCCCAATAAATAATTACCAATCAGATATTTACGTGTATGTAAAAGCCACCAAAACGATAACCACTGGAAAAGGAAGCAGCAAAAGCATTTATATACCTGTAAATTATTACATGGGATCATTCTCGAAAAGTGGAGGAAAAGACGTTTTAGAAACATCTTTAGGAGTAGACAACAATACTGATTATGTAAATTTGTTATGGTCAGTGCATAGCTTCGGTGATAAAAAAGAAGGATATGGACCTTATTATGATATAAAGTTAACAAAAATCATAAAAATCACCTATTCCGATATTGAAGGCAACCAAAACACTAAGTACTTCATAGATCAAAGACCCGTAAATGAAACTGATTATGAGCTTTTAAAAGCACTTGGTAAAGAAACAGTTGCAACGAGAGATCTAAGGAAAATGAATCCTCAAATGATAGTTTCTTTGCTTGAAAAGAACACAATGTAGTAACTCAGTTGGCTTCATAAGTGAATAAGCCAGCGCTTATGATTGCGCCACCTATTTCTCGTGTTCCATATAGCACCGGCACCGGATAGCCCATCGCAACGGTGTTAACAGGCGCACCGAATGCATAGTTAGGCTTGTTATCCGTGCTGGATGACGCGCCAACATTAAATTTGGGCTGCGGCGTCAGCATCTGAACCACGCCGCCAAGCAGCATGCTTATTCCTAATCCAGTAAGTGCTGTTGTCGTTGCTGCCGCTGCGGCGGCACTGATTCCAGCGAACGCGGCAAATGAAGCACCCGCTGTAAAAAATGCGGCCACAATAGCAACAGCACCAATAATAATTTGCAGCGTGCCGCCGCGCTTTGAACCTTCAATGATGGGCTCCATTTCAAACTCAGCAGACGCAGAACACATATCAAACTCCTGAAGCGAGATATTGTCTTTGCCACTGAAGAACGCAAAACGAACGCCATTGAGGTGCGCGTTAGATACGTACTTTTTGAAGCCCGGCACCTGTGAACACATAGCGCGGATAAGCTCGCGCAGGTCTGCAACGTGGAAGCGGTGAACCCGTCCAAACTTCTTTGCCATAAGCCCTTTTAAACGCATTGTCTTAAGCATCAGCCAGCTCCTTTCGACGCACCACACGGACAGTGCGGTTCCGCCAGTAGTCACCATAGGGAACGCGCGTGGAAAGATTGCCCGAATTATGGTGAAGCATGAGGTTATCACCGAGGTAAATAGCGGCGTGGTTTGTGACAGGGGCCTGAATGCGCATCATGATCATGTCGCCCTCACGCATCTCACCGGGAGTAACCTCAATAAACCCTTCAGCCTGCCAGTTATCGTCATAGCGGCTCTCTTTGCCGTCCACCCACCACTCATAATCCACTGACCAGTTATTGAGCGTAATCCCGTGCTCCTGCCGGTAGTAGTCCATGATGAGCGTCCAGCAGTCGGCAAATCCCAGCACCCACTGACGCCCGACAAGCTCACGCTCTCCCCTTGGGCTAATGGTGCAGAAGTCACCGTCCGGCCATGACATAATTCCCCACTCAACGCCCGAATAGTCGCACTGCACGCGATCACGTTCAGACGGTATAAGCTGCGGCACGTCAGGGTGAGAGTGAATGACCATCAGCACTGCGCCCTTCTTTTCCGCTTCCCGCTTTTCTTCGGGCGAAATGGCAAAATGCTCGGTTGGATTGTCTGAAATATTTTTGCATGGGACATAGATTTGAGCTCTGCCCGCCTGCACCACCAGCCCACAGGCTTCTTTAGGATACTCAGCGGCCACATGTTCTGTGATTGCCGCCATGATTTTTTTACGCATCGCTATTTCCCCTGAAGATTGGCTGCAGGGAAGCCCCCGAAAGGTAGCGGCTCGTTATCCCCAAATCGCGCCTTACAGTCTGCCAGGCGACCGCCGCACACGTCCTTTGACGGGTCTGAAGTCGGTGAGCCGTCTTTGGCAAAATAACGATTGCCAGCATAATCGCACCCGGTTCCCGTCCGGTACCAGCCACGCATGCACCATGTGCAGACAGGCGTTATCTGACGCGAGGGCAACTGCAGGCTCTGAATGTCGAACGGTGAACACAGCTCAAAATCCACCTGAACGCGGGTTTCTGCTGTCTTTGCGTTAACATAAAAAAGCTGAAGGCGCTCTTCCTGCGGATTGGCACTGGCGTTGCCTGCCGTCCAGTTAGCCGCATCCAGATACTTGACCATCGTGGTATGTATTTTGACTTTGGCTTTTACCAGGTCATCAAACTGCAGGCAAAGTGCGGTGACATAATTACCCACGTTCCCGACAGAAAGTTTAGGTGTTGGCTGCGTCCCTGAGCTGGTCATTTCAACGCCACTCAGCTCGTAAGGGTGCGGATCGTACTCATTCCCCTGCCAGATGATTGAAGGCAGGTTTTCAGCCGCAAAGGATTTCCACCCGTCTGATGCAATGTTGTAGGCGTGAAAGCGAAGCACGGTATCAAGCCCAAAATCAGTGCCGTCAATTTCAATCAACTGCACCAGACTGCCAGGCTCCAGCGTCTGTACATCCTGATTAAAACTCATTTTTCACCCATAAAAAAAAGGACGCCGGAGCGTCCTGTATTAACGTGACATGTCACGGTGCAAAAGCCTGTTCAAAGGTAAATGCGATCTCCACAAAATCACCGTTAATGAACTTCGGATTGATTGAATCAGACTTTACCCTGAACAGCTTTTTCTCCCCCCAGGGGTTAGTCCACCAGAAAGATCGGGTGACATGCCCCTTAAGAAACAGTCTCAACTCTGCCATTGCGGCTTTTTTACCGTTGCAGGTAAGCGGCCAACTCTCCGTTTCATCATTAATGCCACGACCTGACACCTGCTTGTAACCGTCACCAAACTGCGCGGCATTGGTCGCCACGTTAATCTGCTCACTGGCCTGCAACCTGACTTCCCACGTAAATGTGTCTGTCGCCATTGTCACTGCCGCCCGTTGTAAAGAACCCCACCAGGGGTCATTTGTGATTTAGCCCAGTCGTTAACTTCTTTGCGGATTATTCCCTGTAGCTGTTTCGCGGCTGATGCCGTTCTTTCAGTGCCTGCTTCGCCACTCTCAGATGCACCATTGATATTGACAATCGTGTCGCCAATGTTGATCACTGGTGCCCCACCACCGTCATTACCCACAGCACGCACCCCCAGCGAACCATTTGAAGCACGGGTCAACGGCATAATCGCTTCAGGACCAGCTTCCCCGAAGACGCCTGCGCCCTTGGCAAAAGCAAAGAACTGAGGGGAGTCATATACTTTGCCACTGTAACTGCTCAATGATGGAGAGTCATAAACCCCGCCCTTGGCATTAGCAACATAAGACTGATATCCCGTCTGCATTCCCATCGCGCCGGTACTGCCCGCCGAAGCAGCAACGCCAGACCCGACTGCACCTAAGGCGGAACCACCGATGCTCATAAAGGATGACAGCACTGTTTTGGTGAGCAGCGCCTGAGCGGTCATTTCAACCAGGCTTTTAATGACGCTCTGCGCCAGCGAGGCAAACAGGTTTGAAATGCTCTCCTTAAAAGACTGCGTTCCGGTAAGCAACCCAGTCAGGGAGTTGGTGACCCTCTCCGACGCTGCTTCCGCCAGGCTAACAATCCCTTTATTCAGCGCACTCTGCCCGGCATACAGATTAAGAGCCGCCTGATACTGCGCATCTGCTGAATCCCGTGAGGATTTCTGCATTAGCGCTTCATAGGTTTCCTTACTGAGTTTGCCGTTAGCATAGTAGGCATCGTAAAGGCTCTGCTGCTGCACTAACTGATTCTGGAGCTGAGCGACCGGGTCAACTTCACCCGCTATGTTCAGCTTCGGCGCTGCCGTGCGGCTGGCCTGTGCCTGAATAAGCTTTTGAGCGGAGTCATTTGCAAGGGTGATACGGGCCGACTGATACTCCTGCTCTGTGATCAGGCGAGAGGCATATAGCTGCTTGAGGTCCCTGCTTGCCTCTGACTCCTGACGCATAACCGCTTTGGCCGGAGAATACTGCTCGGCCAGTTCCTGACGCTGCCGCTGGTAGTTTGCCGCGTTAAGCGTCAACACTCTCTGAACTTCATCCTGACTCACACCAGAGGCTTTAGCCTCCTTAAGGATTTTTTCCTGCGATACCTTTTCCTGAAGGTTAATTTTTTCCAGGCTGGAAGCGTGCGCCTGCTCTATCTCATTGCGCAGGGATTGAAACTGCTTGAGTGCCTGCGCGGCCTTCTTATCAGCCTTCGACGGGTCTTCTCCGCTCCAAGGGGATTCAACTTTACCTGCGTCAGCTGCCGCCGCAGTTGCCGCCTGAATATCGCTTTTCAGGTTTTTAGCAGAATCGGCTATGCCCGTTTTAACCATAAAACGCGCCTTATCGACATTCTCCATGTTGTCTTTAAGCGTTTTGAGGCCAGTGTTTACCGACTCAAGGTCAGCTTCTGCGCGAGTCTTACCTTTTTCTACTCCCGATAGCTGACCAAAGGGATCAAATCCTTTCAGGCTGTCGATACGACTGTCAGCATCCTGAATTTCTTTAATCAGTTGATTTCGCTGAGTGACCTGATTTTCATACTGGTCCTGCAGATCGAGCTGCTTAACTGAAAGCTGCTTGTCAGATAACTGCATAAGCGCAGCCGTTGTTTCAATGACCGCACCTTTCAAATCAAGCGCTGACTGACGGGCCTGCTTCGCCTGCTCATGAAAATACAGTAACGCAGAACCGGCCAGCATCGCCGCACCCACCGGGCCACCAATGAGCGAAAGTGCGCCACGCGCAAGACCAGAAGCAACTGATGCAGCACGTGCAGTTATGGACAACTGTGCATTTGCTGCTGTAAGCCTTTCTGTAGCTGCAGTTTCAGCAATAATCGATTCGCGAATGATGCGATGATTAGCCGCAAAATCTTTTTGATAGCTGACATTTATACCCGCCTGCATGTTAGCTGCTTTCTGAGCAACCAGATACCTTGATACTTCCTGCGCCTGCAGCCGTGATGCCTGTGCCGCCGCAATGGTCTGCTTCGCGGTTTCGGCCTGCTGTAATGCGCTTTTCCTGACTGCCAGTTCGTTAGCGGTCCACGATGTTACGCTTTCCCTGAGCCCGGCTGTCAGTTTGGTAGACAGGACCGGAATCAGCGTATAAAGCGCGACAGAGGCAACGGTATTGAAGTTATCAGCCAGGTCGTTTACGGATTCAGTAATACTCTGAACACCGGAACGCAAAGGACCATTACCAGACTGACCGACCTTGATAATCAAACCTTCAAAGGCACTCGTCAGCCCCATAAGATCGCCGTTCAGGTTATTAACCCTGACAGCGGCCTGCTCGTGGGCAGTCTGAGTGCCGGTAAGCGATTTGGTCAGCTCATCAAGCTTTCCTCGGTTGCTGGTAAGAATGGAGGCGGCGTTAATATTCTCTACACCAAACAGCTTAACGGCCTGCGCCGTAGAGAGGTTTTTGCCTGCCAGATTTTCCAGCGCTTTGCTCAGCCCGACAACCGAAGGCTTGAGCGTCTTATCCGTGCCTTTTTCAAGGTTCAGGATGATGTTACGCAGCGCGGTACCCGCTTCACCGCCTTTGATTTCACGTGAGGCCAGTACCTGAATAGCAGCATTGAGCGTTTCAAATCCGATCCCTGCCTGCGCTGCGGCCACACCACCATTTTTAATCGCGGCGGCGGTATCGTTGATTTCAGATGCACCGAATTTGGCACCTGCAGCCAGCACGTTGATGTAACGATCTGCCTGCTCAGCGCCCGCACCGAACTGATTAAGTGACAGCGCCAGCGTACGCGTTGCATCAGGCAGCGTACTGCCGCCAGCCTGAGCTAACAACAGAGCGCTGTTTGTCGCCTTTTGCAGCCCGTCAGCTGTTTCAAGCAGTTCCGGCTTAGCCGAAGCCATCAGCTTCAGCGCTTCAACCGCCTGACTCGCGCTGTACTCTGTGGTGCGGCCCATCTGCTGAGCGGCTTGATCGAGCGCGCGGAGCTTGTCACCTGTTGCGCCGGTAATAGATGACAGGTCAGACAGTGCCTGCGAGTACTGGCGCGAAGTCTGGATAATCGCACCCAGCGAAAAACCCACGCCAGCCAGCCCGGCGATGCGACCAGCAAGGCCGCTTACCGTGGAGGTTACGCGCTTGTAGGCTTCCTCAGTCTTTTTGGCATCATCCTGCGCCTGTCGGTTGAACTGACGTGACTGCTTGTTAGCATCGCCATACGCGCCGATAAGCTGCGTTTTGAAGTTGGCCGCATTGAGGTGAAGCCCTACGGCAAGGGAAGCGACATCAGCCATTACATTAACGCCCTCATGACAGCATCACACTGCTGACTGACGTCAGGCGCAGTTACGTTACCTGCCGGGTGATGCGGGTTTGCGACAGAAGAAGTGTTTTCAGGGCCAGGCTGTTTCAGAATTCCCTGTTGAAGGAAGTACGCCCGCCAGTGGTTCAGAACGTCACAGGGCAGCGCCGCTATGACGGAGGGGTCAGGCTCGCCCCACCTGTCAGCCAGCCAGAAAATAAGCTGGAGCCACGGCGAGCCCGTTAGTTTTTTTCCGCTTCTTCCAGCTTGCCGATAGCGTGCGTTTTGACACGCCCAATCGCTTCCATCAGAGCTGGATTATCATGCGAATCAATCAGCTCAGCCGCCGTAGGCAGCAGCTCAGCGGGAATGGCTGAGCCGTCAGCATTCACCAGGCTGTCGATGATCAACTGAACGCTCATTTCTGAAATCGAACGCACGTTGCCGCTTTCCTGCGCCTTATCAAGCGCCTCTTCATAGCTGATAAGCTCACCAGCGGTGCGGCGGCGGATATAAACAGGGGTGCCGAACATTTCAGTTTTGACGGCGGTGTTCTTTGGTTGCAGCAACAGTGACTTGAGCTTAGAGATATCGAAATTATCTGACATCAGAATTTACCTGCTGAGGAATTAAAGCCGCCATGACAGCGGCGCTGTTTAAGAATTAAGAGCCGGAAGCAACGCCCCACTGAATATTGTTTTGCTTGCCCTGAACGGTGATCTGAATGACTTCACTGGCAGGTGCGGTGATTTCATTCATCTGCCAGCCAGACAGCGCCAGTACCATGTTGGCGGTGCGACCGTTTGGCAGTTCCACGTAGAACTGAACCGTCTGACGGTTTTGCGCAGCGTTAAGGAAGGCCGCAAAATCGGTGTTAGACGGGTCGTCCACAAAGCCGAGTGACTTTTCAGGCCCTTCAGGCAGGTCAGAAATAAACTGTTTGCTCGTATCAATGAGCGTGGTGCAGTCAACGAAGCCGCCCGTCTGCCCCGTTGCGCCGAGCGCCTTACAGTTAATCAGCGGTTTCATTGCGGAAACCGCCGCGCCAGCCGCGCCCCACATAACCACGGTGCCAGCAGGCAGCATCGCGTATTCTGGCGAAGTTTTATTATCAGCCATGATTTTCTCTCTGTTGAAGTGGTAGCGGCTGCTACCCGTTGTTTTGAATGCGGTCCCGTATTTCAACCGCGAGGATTCTGAGGACGCGGGATTTGTTGTAATCCAGCGCCGGGCGAATAAAGGGGGAAGGAACCTGTTTCACTGTGCCGAACTCCTGAGCCATCGCTTTAATGAAGTGCTGCTTACTGGGTCCGACACGAAGCACGACGACTGCATTACCTCTGGTGCGGGTTGTGGAGCGAATTTTGATAGAGTCGCGCATGTGAGGGCCCTTTGCAGACTCGTCGTAACCTGCGTGCTCTTTCATGTCCTGCTCAACGATTTCAAGGGCAGCGCGGCCAGCGTCACGCAATACTTTTGTACCGGCTTTTTCACCCAGGGCAATAAGCTGACGTTCAAGCTCATCAAGCCCTGTAACCTGCATACTCAGCACATTCATACCTCACTGAAATAGATGATGAAATCTCTGCTCAGGCGGTACTGAACGGCATTATTAGGCAGCGTGGATTTATCCTGTTGCAGAGAACCGCGCTCAACGTACTGGACCGGATAGCCGCCAATATCACCATGCCTGATGCCCTTCCACATCTGCCAGAGTTGATTATCCAGCGCCAGAAGACCGGTATAATCAGAGACTTTGACAAAGGAAATCTGGAAGCGCCCCGCCACCAGCGATGTTCTTACAAGACCATTTTCAATCTCGGGGTCAGAAATACGCTGATAGGTAATACCCTCCTGCTCAGTATCAGGAATGAGTAAGGGGTAAACTTTTAGTTCGGACAGCGCCTGAAGGGCTTTGTAAATACCTGACTCAATCATGACGCACATCCCTTTCAGCAGTGATGACGGCACGATCACGCCTGCTGCGATCAACGGCCCTGATGGTATAAACCTCATTCCCCCAGCTTATTTTCCAGTCCGTCTGAACGTCATTACGAGGGCGGATAGTGAACTGCCACGTTTCCACAATTTGCTGCTGTTCCATACTGCGTATTTTGCGGTTTGAAATGTTTTCGGCTTTGGCCCAGATAAAGGGTGAACTGATAACAACCTGACCCGGCAATACCTCACCAAGCGGCCCGCGTTCTGATTCAGTGCGCTGTACCCTGATGCGTTTATCAAGCTCGCCAGCCGCCAGCCCTGTCATAGACCATAAACCTTATAGGGCTGAAGAAGCGCATCCACTGCCAGAGGCATTTCACTGGTTTTTTGTTCACTGACCGCTTCGCGGTTTGCATACCAGTGTGCAACCAGAAGCAATATGACCAGACGGATGTCATCATCAAGCAGCAGGCGATCATCGTCGGTATCAAACCCCGCATCAGCATTAGTTTCATAAAGGTTTCGGCGCGTCCATTTTTCAATGTGTCGCTTTGCTGCACCAATGTAGATGGTCAACAACGAATCTTCGCTGGTATCGTCAGCATCAATACGGCAATGCTCTCTCACCGTTTCAAGATTGATAATCATGATGAGAATCCCGAGAGAAAAAGCGGCCCGAAGGCCGCTAATGGTTATGAACCGCTTTCGGCACCGCTGAAGTTACCAAAGACAAACGCTTCAGGACGCTTAACAGCAAGCGCAAGTCGCTCTTCGCAGCGAATTGAGATCATGTTCTCTTCGAAGTCAGTGCCGTTTTCAGTGGAGATAACAACGTTAGAATCTTCACGGTCAAAGAGCTGAGCGGCCACATTGAACGCACCCGTCAGGAACTTGCCAGCGAATTTAGCTTCTTCAGTCGCCACTACCGGCAGTCCCCAAAGGGTCGGTCCGGTCAAAGCAGAAGGGTTAGCCAGGATATAGCGCCCCAGGCTGTCTTTGGTCAGTTCGATCTTTGCCCAATCAATAAAGTGCAGAACGTGACCTGATGCAGGGAAACGAGCCAACTGAGCCTGCAGCATAGCCAGTCGCAAATCATCGATACCGCTCTGCTGAGCAACCTTAAAGGCAGGATCAAACTTGGATGCCTGCGGAACGATGCCTTTCAGGTGAGCACCGCTGCCGTCGCCAAAGAGAATCTCCTGCTCTTCTACGTACTTCAGCCCGTAACGCATCTCTGCATCAATGGTTGACTGAAGTTGCGCAAAGTCATCAAGAATCTGTTTCGACGCTTTGAACATGTGCGCAATGGTTGTGACAGGCGTGATTTTGGTTTCAAACTTGATGTCGCTGTAAGGCTTTTTCTCACCTTCTGGCACCACTTTGGCAGCGTTAGTGAAGCCGGTTTGCTGAACCCAGAAAATTGCTGGCGAACCAGTACGACCCGGCGCAATAAGATCGCGAATAAAAAGTCGCTGCTTAGGCGCTGTATCGATACCGGGCAGTCGCTGTGGTTCCACAACGCGATCCGGCAGGTCTGGTGAAGTCAGCGCTGAGTTGACGGGAATACTCAGTCGCTTTCCTGATTCAACGCTGGAAGCAAACGTTTTGAGTGCTTCGCTCGAAATGACAACATGACCTGCAGACTGCGCGACCTTCACTGCATTTTGCAGAGGCATGTTAGCGACATGCTGCTCCAGGTCACCCAGAGCAGCTTTCAGAGTTTTTTCAGCTTCACGGAGCGCATTAAATTCCGAAGCCATTTTATCAACAGCCGCTTTTGTCTCTTCAGAAAGGGTGCCTGACTTTTTGGCCTCTTTCAGCGCCTCCTCCGCTTTAGCACTGAATTTGCTATTGGCTTCTTCAATGCTTGCAGTAACTTTTTTCAGGATTTCATTTACTTCTGACATGGTAATTCCTTATTTGCCGAACGCCGCCAGGGCGTCTTGGAGTTGTTTGAGATTTTCGGGGTTTACTTCATCGGTAGCGCTCGGCGTACCCTCTGGACTGGCAGCAGCGCCCGGCGTGCTGCCTGATAAAGCTTTGAGAAGTTTTCGCCGCTCTGAACGTGGCGTTTCGGCCTTGGCTAACAGAGCGTCGAGCTTACGTAATGCAGCTGCCGGACTGTCATCGTCATCGGATATTTCGTCGGCAGACAGGAGACGGTCAGCGAAACCTTTATCAACAGCATCACTGCCGCCGATATAGGTTTCACCGTCCATCATTTCAGCAATATCTTCAGCGCTGAGGCCTGAGCGATAGGAGTAGATATCACCCATTGCTTTATCGAATGGCTCCATATCCGCTGCTATCTGCGAAAGGTCATGACGATTACCCATCGCATAGACCCAGCAGTTATGGATCATCAGGAATGCACCACGACCTATCTGGATATCATCGCCAGCCATCGCAATAATTGAGGCCGCTGAAGCCGCCAGACCAAGGACTTTTACGGTCACTTTCCCTTCGTACTCACGCAGAAGGTTGTAGATGGCGAGTCCTTCAAACATGTCACCGCCGGGCGAGTTGATGTTCACGGTAACGTCGGCACCGTTCATAGACCGCAGTGCGCCCGCGATACGGCTGGCTGTCACTCCTTCCCCCCAGTAGTCAGCACCAATCACGTCAAACACGGAAATGCTGTTTTCATCTGGCTTAGCGGCTTTGATACCGCCGTTCCAGCGTTCCATAGCAGCAGACGGCAAATCGCGATTTGAGAGCGCAGAAGGCCGTCCTGCCGGCGCAGCCGGAAGGCTTTTCAGTGTCATTTGGGTAGCTCCTAAGCCGCTTTTTTGAGCGGTGATTGTTCGAAAGGAATATCCGGGAAAACGTAGTTGTGTATTTTCAGAAGGTTAGCGGCCTGAGCTGCCTGGCTGTTTTGCTTCAGGTCTTCCAGTGGCGTGAGATTCAGCTGTACTGTGTAAATCTCACCCCCTTCAATAGGCGGCATATTCTCCAGGCGACGAACGTCATTACGTGACATCCATCCGTTCTGAAGTGCTGTTGTGTAGTAGGCAGAACGTCCGGCACTGTCTGCACGCAATAACCCTTCAACCGAGAATTCCGCAAATAACTCTTCGTCACCATCAAGCAGGCATCGTGAAATTTCCTGCTCAATGTTCACAAGAAGCGGCCTGAGAGTATTCGTCAGGAACTGAAGGTTCATGCCTTCAACACTTGAAGCCCAGCTGCTTTGCTTGTCTGCATGGCCTACCATGAAAGGCGGGACCCTGAACCAGCGACATATTTCTTCGATACTGAAAGCCCTGGACTCAAGCATCTGCGCCGCTTCGGGATTCATTGTCACATTCTGGTATTTAAGGCCACCTTCAAGGACCATAATTTTCCCGGCGTTACGGGAACCGATGAATGCCTGCATATAGCCACGCAGCCTTTCACGCTGATCTTTATCAAGGGCTGTTTCAGCGGAGAGAAACCCCGAACTCTGAAGGCCGTTTTCAAAAATTTTTGCGGCTGACTCTTCCACTGCCATAGCCGCGCCGATGACATCACGACCCGCCATCATCGGCATCATGCCGCAGACACCATCAAGCCCGAACCCACGAATATGCATGATGTTTTTAACGGGTATCACGCGTTGCGAGGATGACTCGGTGTAGGTGTACTGCAAAGAACCATCATCAAGTCGCTTAACAACCATGTTTTGCGGCAGAAGCGGAACCAGCGAAATCAGTTTGTTGCCGATCATCTTTTTTTCGACAAAACCATTACCACGAAGACAGATACTGGCAACCAGCATCAGCATAAACCGCGACGGCGTCATCTCCAGATTAGGGCGCCGACAAAGCACCTGATAAGCAGGATGCTGCGTGGCGGGCTTTCTTGAACCATCAGCCTGACGCTGATAGATTTTCAGCGGCAGCGTTGAGACAGATTCACTCAAAAGCCGGACGCAGGCCCATACAGCAGAAAGCTGGATAGCTTTATCAGCTGAGACAACCTTGCCGCTGCTGCTCATCCCCATCCATTCCTGCCAGAAAGTACCCGTTGTTAATCCAATCGGTACGCCCAACCAGTTCAGCAAGGCTGATTTAACCTTGCCAGGCTGCTTTTGTTTTTTCATCAGACGCCTATCATTATCGGGTTTTCGAAGAATCCACTAAGGTCCTGCGCATCCTCACCACCATTTACCAGCATTCGGCTTTTGGCAGTGAACAGCGCGACCGGCCCGTCAATCTTGTTTTCAGGCGTGGACTTGTTTGGGAAAATGTTGTCGTTTTTGTCAGGCTTAACCGTGACGTTTGACATCATCCAGGTCATGACAGGGTTTTCGTCATGGTGGAATTTGTTGCCGTAAATCTCTGCCTGAACAGACTTCATTGATTCTGATAAGTTTTTTACCGTCTGAGCCACCTCTACCAGCGGTAAACCCTCTTCAGCAAGAGACAGACTGAACTGAACAGCACTCCAGGGATCGAACGCAATCTCCTTAATATTTTCCCCCTGGACCCACTTCACTATGTCCGCTTTGATCATCGCGTGGTCGATAACGTCACCATCGGTCAGCTCAAGATAACCGGCTGCAGACCACTTCCTGTAAAGCTCAGCAATATGAGCAGGTGCGGTTTCAAGCCTTCCCTCTGGTATCCAAAAGCGTGACTCCATATGAGTTTCCCCGGATGGATCACGCCATGTTTTAACCGCTGCGCAGATATCAATTTTGTTGGCTAGGTCAACGCCCACCCACATCGGCCACGTTTTACGGTCTTCATCAGCGCCGAGTTTCGGCATTTTTGACCAGCGATCCATGTCCATCCAGGCGCTTTCAGCCGTAACCCAGATGTTAAGGTGTTTGGTGAAGAAGTTCGGACGGGCGGCAACCTGCTCTTTTGCCTTTTTAGCAAGGCGTCGCATGTCGTCCCAGCGCTTACAAATACCCAGCCCGGGGTTGGCTTTAGGCCAGTTTTTCTCATCAAACGGGTCGTCTTGCTCATCAAGCGTGTAAATGACGGCAAAATACGTGTCATCATCAACCACACCGCGCAACACCTTTATGGCGTAATCACGCTGCTCGAAACAGATACCCTCTTTGTTGGTCCCTGCTGTAGTAATGGCAAACAGCAACGACTGAAGACGGGCACCCGTCGCCGTTTCCAATACGTCCCAGACATCGCGGGTCCGGTGAGCATGAAGCTCATCAACAATTCCGCAGTGAATATTGAGGCCGTCAAGGTTGTTGGCATCACTCGAAAGGGGTTCAAACTTGGAAGCTGAGCGTTCCTGATGAATATTCAGCTTCACATGACCGAACAGCCGCCCCAGCGTCCGGGGCGCTTTCTTAATCATGTTTTTGGCATCGTCAAAAACGATACGGGCCTGATCGCGGGTTGTGGCCGCAGAATAAACCTCTGCGCCCCCCTCCCCGTCAGCACCGGTCATGTAAAGGCCTACGCCTGATGACAGTGTTGATTTTGCGTTCTTACGGGCCACTTCGTTATAAGCGGTACGAAAACGGCGGACCATGATTAAGTCGCCATCTTCATCAAAAACGTGCCCGCCCGTCACCTCATCTACCAGTGGGATGACAAAGCCATACAAATTGATAAGGATGAAAATATGCCAGGGCATCAGCTCTATCGGCTTACCCGCAAGAGCGCCTTTGACATGAGGAACAAAATTATAAAAGTCGAGAATATGCTGAGCGCGGTCCTCGCTGAAGTAGATACCGCGTTCCGGCCCATGCTCTAAATCATTGAGAAAACGCTGACACGCCAGGCGCACCAGTTCGCCAGCAACGATCTCGCCAGACAGCACGCTTTCTGCGTACTGAATACCAGCCTGAACAGTTGCCATTCATCATTTGCGCTTTTTAAGAAACTCTTCAAGGGGATCGGCTTCAGCAGGCCCTTTAGCGCCAACCTTAGAACGGCTGGCCGGGGTCATGCCAAATTCAGTGAGCATCGCCCTGATGCGCTTCCACGCATCGGACTTCATTACTGCTGCCGGATGAGCTTTTACAATATCCTCACCTGTCGCGGACACCGTCTTGTAGGTGTAGCCCTCTTCAGCCAGGACATCGCAGTGTTGACGGTACTCGGTGTAGGCCTCAATCAGTAGCTCAAGGGCTTTTCCGTCGAGCGTGGTCATCACGCCAACAGCATCAAGCTCTTCGCCAATTCGCTTGAACCAGTACTTCCCCATCTTATCCAGATGCTTTGGAATTGGGGGTACCCCAGACTTCGGTTTTGGCTCGTTTCTATTTATTGCGCGTTTTGATGGGTTCCCCTTCACCAAAGCCAGATGTGTCGGGGTTTTCGGCGGTCCTGGCATAATCGAAAACTCCTATTAATCACTGGTTGGGTCACCCCAAAAAAAGTTTTCTAACCTGCGGCGATGCGAAAAAAGGTTAGGCGGCGGTCCTTAAAGGCGAGAGGGGTGAACTTTCGACCCGCCCTCCCCCTGACAAGCGATAATGACTCTCATTTAATCTGAGGTAGTTACATTTGAAATCACTTTGATGATATTGATTCTCATTTCAACCTTTCTTTTGCGGTTTTGCTGCGGTGGCAGGGCCAGCACAGGGCCTCAAGGTTGGTGTCTTCATCGGTACCCCCATGTGCTTTGGGTACGATATGGTCAACGGTCTTGGCTGCCGTTGGCCTTCCGCTTCTAAGGCAGTTTTGGCAGAGATGCCGATCACGCTGCAGGATGCGGGCCCTTATCACATCCCATTTGCTGCCGTAGCCGCGCTCATGCCTGCTCTGTCCCTGCTGATGCTGCTCCCAACCATGGTTGCGGTGAGCTTCACAGTAACCTGAGCGGTCAGTAGTGGTCTTGGCGCAGCCGTGCTTCCTGCATGCTCTTGGTATCAGTGCTGGCATCAAGCCTCAATATTTAGAGTTTTGTTCTGGAGGGATTTGAGTGTGCGATTATTTAGCTTGGCATTTTCAAAACCACCAGCCGATGATTCATTGTGTTTATGCTGTAAATTAACTCAGTTGATTCACTTTTTAGCACAAAATAAAAATGCCAATGCTAAGTATTTATTTGCTAATCCTTGACTAATTAACACAAGCTTCTAAGTTGAGATATGGCGATATGCCACCCCACACTCAGAAGGAATATGCTATGAGTAAAGACAACTTAATAGATAAGGCTTTAAACGTTGCTGCAGATGCTGGAAGCCTGGCGCTTGAAAAGATATCCAGCCCTACTAGTCGCTCCGGCATCGTTATTGAGCGTGTCGGGAAAATGGCAGCAGCTGGCGTAGCTGATAATGTGATTGCCGTTCAGCTCAGTTCAGGCAGCTCCACGAAACATGAATATACAGTTGAGCAAGTTGTTGGCATGAAAGCCTTGTTTGCCGATTGCCATACGAAGGTTCCTGTATCAAGGCCCGTAACCGAAGCGCTGATTGAAGATGCAAAATCAAATCCCGCGCCTTCAGGTGATGGCTTGATTGCATGATTTCATCAATATGGCGCACTGGTTTCATGTGCGCCTTTTTCGTTATGGCGTGATGTCGCGCAGCTACAAGCTTAGAAGGCTCACGCTACAATAAAAATGACCGGAGCCAGCTTAAACTTTTGGTGTTCTGCTAGTTAATACCCGGGCGGTATTCACCGCCAAAAGCCTGCACTACATTCTTGGTAATTGTGTGAGAAACCTCTAAATCCGTAGTGCTTTCAGCCCATTCATAAACAACAATAACTTCCTCAGACACTTTATTGACAGTTACATCACGGAAATCTGAGTTTTTGAAAGCAGATATTAACTCTTTCTTGAAATCATCAAAAATAGAAAGGTCGCTGAAGTAACAAGTACCTTGATCTGGAACGTTTTTCATTTAAATCTCCTTAAGTTAATAAAGGAGCATACAACAAACTCGATGTAGCTTACAGTTATCCCTTGTCGGAGGATTCGTAAACACTTTACCGCTCACTCTGGTGGTAAGTGTCGCGGTTGCTAACATGACAAACACAATAAAAATTGTTATCCGCAAGTTCGGCCCCACTGAGACTTTTTTTTAGCAGTCTGAATCTGGCCGGGCTACTGCACGAAAGGCCCACATACAAGCTTCCTGCATCTTTGTTCGGGCAATTGACAGGCAACGCCCTGCTTCAGGCGCTTCCGCAGAATGATTTCCTGTCATCTGCAATTCGTCCTGAACCCATGCTTTTTGCGCCTCAAGCAAAGTACAAAAATCACGACTTGCCTGTTTTAGCTGGTTTATGTCGTCGATTTCTTTGGGCCCAAGTGTGCGATAACCTTTTACTGTGCTGCCGTCTTGCAGTTTCGCTTCACTCATTAGTTGCCACCTTTTTTTAACTGCACTGATTTTCCGATACTGATCTTAATTCCATGCTTAGAGATGAAATTCGCTATTGATGAGAGATGTTTTTTGCGCACCAGCCCGAGAACCACGCCAGCACGTAACGCAAAAATGAAAACTGGAAGCCAGGATTTTTTCTTTGCTGTTACCTGCAAGGTTAACTGAGCCATTCTAATTACCCCCTTCAATGCGCCTTATTGCAGCCCTGTCGATATTGCACTGAGCCACTACGCCGTATAGCTCTGCATTGAGGCTTACGCTGTCACCGAAAGTCATCATTTCTGGCGGCGCTGGCGCTTCAATCGGGCTGGTCAGGTCAGCGGGTAGTGGTACCTTTGGCTGGCTGATTGTCCGGTACTCCACTAGCGGCTTTTGCTGCCCTCCGCAACCTGTCAGCAGCATCAGCGGGAGCGGGAGCAACAGCGCACTTATCCGCTGCAAGATATTGCTTGATTTCATTCTGTAGTTTCCGGTTCTGCTGGGCTGTTACGGCGCGTTGTTCGGTGACCTGCCCCATGACTTCATTCTGGTGCTTAACGGCTGTCACAAGCTCGTTAACGCTGGTAGCCAGGCCGTCATTTTTGGAACGCAGGTCGTTAATCTGCTCGTCTTTGCTGTTCGCCAGCTTCTCAAGGCGCTGATTGGTTGCCTCAAGCTGTGAGCTACGGGCATTAAGCATCCAGAGTGCCAGGCAAATCAGGCCAATGACGATGAGAGGTGAAAAAGTTTTGACGAGGTTTAATGGGTTCATGAGATAAACACCTCTCGCTCTGCTGCACGGCGTTTAACAAGGCCTGCTAATTTCTTGCCGCCTGCGTTGACCCACTTACCAAACTCATCTGCGGCGTCAGCGATGTCACCTGCGTTAAGCTTTTTAAGCAGCGTGGATTTAACGAAGTTGCCCGAACCCAGGTTGAACACAAATGATGCCAGCGCGTCGAACTGGTTTTGTGTCAGCTTCACCTTAACATTGGTGTTAATGGTCAGCTCTGCCACAAGCAAATCTTCACGCAGAAATTTGTCAGCCTGCTCGCCGGTAATCACATCACCCATTTTTACATTGTGGGTATGCCCATAGCCGATAGTGGGAATGCCCACGCTGTCGCGATACGCCTCAAGCTTCAGGCCCTCGAAACGCTTAATCAGGTCCATGCCCTTATTGCTGGTTTGCATCTGTATCCCCTGTTTTTCTGGCTATCCACCCGCGCAACTTGTCGCTGATGTAGTCATTACCCACATACCCGATATAAACCGCGAATACCTGTGCGGCGGCGTCAGGGATGTTCCAGTTAAATAAAGCGCCCACTACCTGAAGTGTCGGGCCAGCGAAGAACGCCAGCGCACTACAGGAAACAGCGTCGAGAACCCGCTTACTCAACGGGCTTTTTGCATAGGCACTGCGTAATAGTGAAAACATGCCTGCTACCCCGGCATATCCCCATTCTGTTTTGTGGGCATACAGCCACAGCAGCACTGTGGCCCAAAAGCCCGGGTCTTTTTCAGGAGGCATGCGCTTAGTTCCCGCCACCGGAATGATGGCGGCTTGTCGTTGAGGAAAAGATTGCGCAGCGCCACGGCATCAAAATATGAGTGGTTGCTGATTGGCGAGCGCAAAAACGAAAAAAGGCCGCTCAATGGCGACCTCTTTAAATAAAAACCCCTGACGCATTCCGCGATAGTTTCCTTGCCCGTCGGCAACAGGGTTGATTTTTTCTATACTCTTCAGTGGATAAGAACTTGGCTATTCTTTTAGGGGAGATATTTAAATAAAAAAAGCCTCAGGGCTGTTAAGGCCCAAGGCGCTTGGACATACACCTTTGAAACTGACTCTACAATGAATAAGTAGTGACGCTCAGAAACCACTCTTATCACAATACACGCATTTTTGCGGTCCGCGCTAATGATCTTTTCAACTTTTTCCTATATTGTTAAGTTTTTCTTGTGCGTGCGAACCTTCGCATTAGAAATTTTATTAATAACCTCATGTTTTTATTGTTATTTTCTCTAAGCAGCATTTTTGAAGGAATTAAAATGATTAAGACTAGTCGTCAAAAGTCCATACACTACAAGCTTGCAGGGATGTCTAACTGCTCATCTAACTTACAATCCATTCTTGAATCTATTCTTCAAGAAGATGGTACCGCCCCTAAAGTTGGAATGAGGAGAGAACAGATTAGCCCTTCAGATAGTCAAAGTGGATATAGGCTAGTTAATCGAAGCAATACTTTCAAAACTATTTTGTTCGGGCAATTAGTATTGTTTGAACAAGGTAAAAGCCAAACTCTGATGACAATTAGCGATGACGTCCCTTTTTATGATATCAATTCCATAACTTCAGAACAAATAAAGCTGGACGGAGATGAAATCCCCACAGAGCAAGAAAAGGAAAAAGTAAAAAGAGAATTTATTGACTCTATTCTTTACTTCGGTGTACTTGGGAATCATATGGTGGTAGTTCAATCAAGCTCACTGAGAGCACGTGATCTTGAAACTCACCTCGGATGGCTTATACATAGCTTCAGTAGTGCATTCAATGATAATAGTGTACTAATGCTTCGTGACAAACCTTCAGCAGAAGTTATTCAAAGAATGGATAGAACACCAGTAAAAAAAATATCTCTTGGTAGCGTGCCAGTGAAATCGAAAAGCGACACAGGTGAGATTTCGATAGTAAACTCACCAAGCCTTCCAGTACCAACTGAAATTGGCAAGAAAGTAGAAAAGGTTCGTAAGGTTCGATTTATGCCTACAGGCAAGGGAGGAAGTATTCTCAAAGCGGCATTTGGTGAAGATTGGTTCAGTAATTTACGCCTTGAAGATTCATTAGATGAATCGAATTTACAAGTTAACCTCGAAATAACTTATTTGCGCAAAACCACATCTGATGGTCAGCACGTGATGGACACTCTCGCTTCAAGTTTAAGGCATACTGAAAGTGACGATATTGAAATTGAGCTGCAAGGTGGAGGGAAAATAAAAGGGAGCGAATTAAAACTTTCCGGTAATATAAGCGTTCAATACAACAATGGACTTATAGATGAAAATGACTTATATTTGCGCATGCACAAGTGGTTAATGTCCAAGATTAGCGCTGGTGAAATTGAAGTCAAATAATCAAATGTGGAGGCTAAAGAGATGAGTTTTAAAAAGTTTTTGACTCTCTTTTCTTTAGCTTTTGTCGTTGGGTTCGTATTGTTTTATTTTATCTCTCTCCACGTAAACTTTCCTAAAGCCCCTATTCCGTGGGCAGTCATTACGATTTTGCTTTTCCCTGCGGGTTACTGCGTGCAAGCACTTTTTAAACTTCCTGAGAGTAACGAGCATCCGTCCCTAAGAGCTTCAGAGCTAAGAAGGCTTAAGCCAATCATAAGAATTAAATCTCGAAGATTGTTTTTTCTTCTTGGTTACTATGTATTGTCAGCATTGATAATAGCTTTGGGCTTTTATGCTATACCAAATGAGAAAACTTACTATATTAAATTTATCTCTTTCGCTGGAGGGATGATTATTTCTTCATTGTATTCTTTCTTTTTTGTAAAAGACACTATGGACGAGGTTCAATCCTTCAAAAGCATGTTAATTCATAGAACTGAAACAGAGAAGGTCAAGAATGAGTTAATTGATAATGCTAACAAAGAGGCAGATTAACCGCCTCTTTATTTTTTACTCGCAATCTAGCTTAACTTCCAACCACGACAAACAGCCATCTAAAAAGCCCTCAGCCATTTGCATTCTAATTCTTATCATCTTTTCGTCGCACTTATACCGTAAAGATAGCTTTCTTTTTGAAATATTATAAAAATAATGCAACACGATTAAATCATGCTCTTCAGGCCGCTTAATTTTCAATTTAGACAAACATTTTTCAATTATTAATCCATCATCATCACTGCAGGTCAGTCCAATTTTAGACGTTTGCGGCAAGAGACCCTTAAAACCTGCAGCAATTGAGGAGTAATCGACACCGCTGCTATCTGATTTAGCCCATCCCGCCCAGCGTTCTAATACCTGTGACATGTCACGCATATATAATCCTCTCCACACACTTTATTTTTTATCTGTCCCAATGACGCCAACTGCAATAGCGTGATCAAGAAACCGGAATAACAGTTCAATCTGACTGCCGTAATTCGACTCAAAAAGTTTTGGGTCGCGGTGTAACTCGTCGTGATGCGCCCTGCAAAGCGGAATCACGAATAAATCATGTGCCTTTGTTCCCATACCTCCCTGACCGTGTCCGATGATGTGATGCGGATCATCTGCCTGATTAGCGCAGCATGCGCATTTCTGCGCCTTAACCCACTGTGTGTATTTTTGGCTCTCCCAGCGCTTACGCTTAGGCCGTCTCATGAATGACTCTGGGGATTCTGGATCAGCTACCAGATTGATTATCTTTTTGACCTGCTCAGCCGCCTGCTGAATAACCTGTTGAGGCTGGCGTTCTGGCGCAATATGCGATTCCTTTAGCTCACCTGAGGCGATGCTTTCTGGCATACGCAAAACACGTCGTGCCGGTGCTTCAGGTATCAGGTCGATAAGGTCATTCAGTGAGGCCCACCAGCAAAGCTCGGGCAGAGTAAGTTGATGCTCCCCATGCAAACCAAGCTGGCTGCAAACCATCCTGATTATCCACAGCGCTGTGTTTCCCTTGGCGATGTTGTCCAGCTTGCCGGGTGTTCCATGCTCCCTGAACTGATTATCGTGGCTGTAGCACAGTGACACCAGGCCGGATTCAGTTTCGTGAAGAGTGTATTCATGGTGATGCCATGTTGCATCGTCGTGCCACTGGCAGCAGCAAAAGCCACGAACAAACCCAGCCAGGCCATTAGGTCCACCAGCGGCAGCAATAACGCGATCATGACTGAAGAACGGGGTAAGCGATGGCTCATCAAGTAGCGGCTGTGTGCCGTCATTGATCCTGCCTGATGGAAGGTCAGCCATATCCGGTGTAGGCGTGCTCACCAGAACGCGGCCACGGAACATCCCCATCAGGTCTGAGCCAGGCTTGAGCAGCACTATCCCTGTGCGCGGAGCAACCTCAGGCGTAAGCAGTGCTCTCACTCATCACCCCTTTTCGCTTTGTGAGCCGTCCACAGCCCGCCAATCCACTGAACGCCTTTGGCAGTGAAGCGTGACTGACTGAAGGCATAATTTGAATCGGTAGTGGTGCCGGTTCTGACTTCAAACCGACCGGCTTCGATGTGCTGGCTATAGGGAGTCATGACACCATTGAGTCGGTACATGATCCGGCTATCAAGCAGGAACAGACGAAGCTCTGGCTCTTTAGCCTCAAGAAGTTTTGCCACCTGGCGGAATGTCATTGACCCTGTAGCCGTGACATAACGATCCACGAAAGCGACCTTTGGAGCGGCTTCAGTAAGCTGAAGCTGCAGGCGTTCTTTCTCCTCTTCCATTTCGGCGGCCAGGCGAAGTGCCTCAGCAAAGGTCTGCGGGATTTTAGCTGTCTGGCGACTCTCCAGCTCCTGCCAGCGGTCAATGATTTTCTTTCGGAGCAGAATGTTATAGCCGGATATAATCGTTAGTGTTGCTGACTTATCAAGGTAGTAGACTGGATATTGCTGACCATTCTGTTGATTGATTTCTTCAGAACAAGTAACACCGCCAATGGGGGTGCCTCCAAAACCCGCGACACCCTCTAAGGACGCCCAATCCAAAGACTTAACATCAATACCCCGCTCCATTTGTAAAATTGCACCCATGTATGCGCGAATATCACGCATCACATGCCCGTGCTGCTTTCCGGTAAGGTCAGCAATTTCACGGCTGGTCATGGTTGGGGATTGAATGGCACTGACTACAGGCGCATTAGCGCCCGCTGATTGATTTAGCATCTTATCTCTCCACACACTGTTTTTGAACGGTCCCGCCCCATCACCTGCAAGTGAACGGGACCAACCTTTACCAATGACATCTGCAACATGCCCCCGGTATTCGCACTATAACCGTTATTTGAAATTCTTTCACTCTAACCTTAACACCAAGATAGTCAGTTCAATTCCTCACCAATTAACATTAATTTTTGTAAAGCATACTTTCACAAATGCTCTGCAGACATCTATAGTGGGTTAATTGGCTTATACTAATTTTGCGCTTAGGCATGAAAGGGCTTCAATGTCGCATAACACTAATACGAAGGAAATATGACATGAAGAGAAATAATAACAGTTTTTATGAGAAGAAAGTAATTGACGTATCTGTAGAGCTTGGGAGTGAAATTTTCTACGGAAAAATAGAATATGGTGGCTTTGGCATTCCAACATTCAGACTGAATACCATACCCGACTCAACAGTATTTTATGAACATATTCGCAACAACCCAGAACTTACCTGTAGAACAATCCCAAATTTTGAAGATATTACACTTCACGGAACAACATTAAGTGGAGGTCAGGTCATTGCTGATTATATAAGTACAGGTAAGCCAGCCCCTAAATTTGACACTCTAGAAATAAACTTGACAGGATTATCAGTCTGGATAGAAGGTCGAAGAGGATTTCAATGTCAAAATGAACGCCTTGAAAGAGATATAAGTACGGAAAAATTAAGCGAGACTTTCACATTCCGCTCCGAAAATTACTTACTAAAAAACCATTTACGTGTAAACACTCACAATGAATCGCCAGTAAAATGCTCTTTTGAATTCGAACATACTCTGGTCATTCAAAAAATGCATGGTATTTTAGATTTTGACGAATGTAGAGATTTAGCTCATGAAGCACGTAATCTTTTTTCTCTGTTAACTGGTCACGCCCTATCAGTATCTGATGTATGGATCTTCAACAATAAAACACCATCAATATATCAATGGCTTTACTTTCCATCAGTATTATATTCGCAAACCCCTCTACAAAAAGACTTTGAAGCCATCTGCGACTTTTCAAGCCTGACAGAAGAAAAAAAATGGGCAGAGATTCTTTCTTGCTATTTCAGTAACACATATTTCAGAGATATATGGAACCGAATAGTGCCTTCATATGGAAAGATGGGTGCATGGGAATACGATATTTTATCCCGAGTAATAATACTTGAAATGTATGCTAGTAAAAAAACTGCAAGTAAAAAAATCAAGCTAGACAAAGGAATTAGTAAACAATTTATGCTTGAACTCAGAAAAACCATCGATGATTTCTCTAAATCAAGAAATCTTTCTGGTGATAATCTCAAAGTTTACGAGGGCATGTCAAAATCTATTTTGAGCACCAAGAATACATCACTTCCTACTTTAAGGGAAAAGTATGAAGCTTTGATGGAGCAACTCAGCCCTGAGCTTAGAAAGGCCATATCATTCAACGAAAATGATTTTAATCGAATAAAAAGCCTGCGTGATAGCACAGCTCATGGGGCTGAATATGAAAGGCATAGTCAAGACGGGGATATTAGCCATGAGATGCAATTGAGTGATCGCCTGCTTGCTTTGTTAATATGCCTTGCTTATCTTGATCTTGGATTTACTGAAAAAGAAATAGCATATTATTTCCAACGTTCCCACTGCTCATTTATTCGCAATGCAGATATGAACAGGCGCGAATTAGACCAAATAATTGGTGAGGCTACCTTTATAAAACTTGCCACCCCGCCTCAAACAACAACTTTAAGAAATTATGACACAGTAATACTTGACTACTCAACAGCAAATGATAGCTGGCATTTAAATGAGGAAAGCACTGTTAATCTTCATACAAAGTGGCATAAAAGCGGAGTATCCAACCTACTTGATTATATAAAAAATATCCACCCGCAAAAAGAGGATAAGGATTTTGAGACCTTGCATAAAGTTTACATCCAAAGTGGTGGTGTAGAAACAGAACACTTGAATGCAATAGTCATCCGCGAATAGCACTTCCCATATTATTATCAAGATAATATAAACTACAACGATAATTTTATGATTCATACAATAATTAAGCGTTAAAATTGCAATATTGGATGATTCATTAACCCACACAGCCAATGTCCGCATTGAAATCATAGCGGGCATTTTTTCTCTGGAATATGAAAAGGTTTGATAATTAACTCTGCTTTTCCATGCTTAACCTATTCTCCCCACTCTACAGTGAATCGTTTTATCAGCCTGTCATCCAGCCAAACGCCAGCATGCGTAAGGCTGTCGAACTGCGCTTTCTGGGAGTTATCAAGGTCGCGATTGCGCTTGTCTAAAGGACACAGCAACAAGGTGACTTCAACGTTTACTGTAATGGGTTGAGGACGCCGATTTAAATGCTACAGGTTAGGCAAAAATGAAATTTAAAGTTAAATTATTGAAATAACTTTGCTTGTGTTTTATTAACGCTACCAACATATGATGCGATACCTTTTTTTTCTGCTGGATTCTGGCTAGATATGTATGCTTGTAAAAACTCCACAATTCTTATGGAAGATACTTTCAACAAGTTTTTACTAAGAACTAAATTAAAAACATTTACTGAGGTTGACGGAGACTGAGTTTTAGCTTCATTTACAGTATAACCGGATTTTTTTAAAGCTGTCTTTATACTGTTAAAGGCATATACCAATTGTTCTATATCATCACTCGAAAGAAGAATATCATCCATATAGACACTTATAGATATATTGCCAGATTTACTAAGGGTGTGGATAACCTTGCCACAATAGGATTGCCTGAAACAAAAACTTGCCAATATGGGTGATTGAGGATAACCATATGGAAGAACTTTCTTCAACCCATTACTATTTAAATTTTTAACAGTTGACAACTTCGCAATTTCTCTAGCCCTATCATAAGGGATGAACTTATTAAGTTCTCGGGTAATGCGGCTTTGGCTGGTTGCTCCAAAAAAATCACTTATATCAATTAAACAAAAGTATGTATTTTCAATATGGTAGTTAGCTGCAGCGACGTGACCACCGTCTCTTAGGTGAAACATATAAAGAGGGAACTTCCATTTTGATTTTATATATTTGTGTATTTTCCTCCCTAAAGTCAAAGTATCCTCGTTCGGTATAAATACCCACCGATTTTCTTTAATCTCGAACTTGTGAAGCCAATCACTCGCTGGTTTCATGCTTGAATTCATATAGTTAGGGACTATGTTAAAGAGGCTCAGCACCTTTTCAACGAAAGTCCACGACTCGTTGATAAAGGCTAAGATTGTCGTAACAATCTCGAGCACTTTAACTAAGCCGATTTTATGTTGTTTAGTCATAAATCGTTCTCTCCATACAATCCTGACGATTCTTAGCGCAAGCGCATAGCCCAAACTAATAACGCTACGCCCCCTAAGAGGCGATAAGAAACCTCCGGCAACCCTTAGTGGCGAGAAGCAGCGTAGAGCCGCTTGCCGCGACGAAGGGTGACCATCGGCAAGTCGAAATACGACGAGTACGGAGAGGCCGGATAACCCAGCTAACGTCAGGAAAGCTGATAATACAGGCAGATAAAATAATAAGGAATACTTTTGTTTCTATGAAATTAATCGGCATTATTACCGTGATCAATCACCATGCCCCTTCAGTATGATTTACAACCTATCTCCACATAGCATATTCTTAACTTTCTGTCTGTTTAAGGTATCCAGTCAGGATAGACATGATCTCGTCGGTGTAGCTGGAATTGTGATAAAGCGGTGTCATGCCGTCTTCTTCGTCGCCCAGTTGAGCATTGCAAAGCAGCTCTACCAGACGACGTGCTTTGGCGGCGCTGAACTGAGGCATTGCAGCAGCTTTGGTCAGTTTCTTTTTGCCCGCGGCTTTGGCCTTTTCCATCTGCTGCTGAGCAACGCTTGAGGCCTTTGCGCCATGCTCACGCTGAAGGGCAATCGCAGTGGTGGCGGCAACCTCGCCGGACTTGACCATATCAATCAGGCCATCGCCAACGGTAAGAAGCTGTAAGTGCTGCTCTACGTCAGTTACCGAGCGCTTAACCTTCTTCGCTATCTCTGCCGGTTCCCAGCCCTGATTGACCAGGCGCTGATAGGCGGCGGCACGCTCCAGCGGAAGTAACGCCCTGCCCTGGCTACTTGTCACCATGAAGGCGATGCGGTCTGCTTCACTGCCAACGAAGTCTTTGCACTCAAGACGCAACTCATGGCCCGCTGCCTGTGCCAGCTTCGCACCGAAGTAACGATGATGGCCATCGATTACTTTGATGCCATGCTCAGTGACCTGAACGGCAAGCGGCGGGACATGCTCACCCGCGATAAACGCATCACGGAATTCTTCAACGTGGGTCTGGTCAATCTCGCGGACGTTGTAGCCAGGCTCGACGTAAAGTTCATCCACGCTCAGCAGATAGGTTTTGCGCGTAGTGATGTTGGTGCCTTTTTCGTCTTTGCCTTTATAAACCTGAGATAAGTTAGTCATACTGTGTGTAACTCCATAACCAGAGTGGTAATCAGTAACAGGATGATCACCAGCACTTCCGGCAATGACCTGTAGAAATATTCGTTTTCTTCAAAGTGGCGCTTAAAGGCTGATCTCATCGGTTCAGCTCCCTCAGCCCTGCATCGCTCACCCTGCCGCTGGCTATGCCGCCGTAATGACCGCAACGCATCTTTGCCCTGGACATGCACTTGTCACGGCTTACCTTGGCGTTCTGCCTGTTGTCATCGAATTTTGCCAGGACTATTGCCCGTAACCAGTTATGGCCTGCTCTCTGCCAGAGGCCTTTAGCCTGCAACTGTGTGGCTGTCTTGACTGCCTCAAGGTAACCAGCGTTCTCTGGCGGGCGCTCATAGGGCGTTATCGAATACGTGTAGTCCTTGTTTCGGCTCAGGATGTGCTGCTCATACAGACCAGTTACTGAATATCTGACAGCGGCGTTAGATAATCCGGTCTTTGCGCAAATCTTAGTGATGGTCATAGATCCATGCTGACGCAGGCAGTCGAGAATGATTTCAACGTTGTCCATGAATCCCCCTTAAGCGCCACGGAAGCCATCAGGGATGGCGTAATCGGTTGAAGGGATAGCCATCACGTCACGCACCCATTTGCCGTTGACGCATTTAGGGCGGCCAGACTTATTCCACTTGGTGGCCGACTGGAGATAGCCAGGGAAGTTTTTAGGGATAAACAGCGTGGCCGGACGCAGGTACTGCTCCTGCTCAGTATCCTTCCAGTGCTCATGCTTGTAATCGACTACCAGCAAAAGTTCTGACAGTTCGTAGCCCTCAGAAATACGCGCCTTGATGTTTTCCAGAGACGAACGGCATGTTTGAAACTTAGCGCCTGTGGTCATGTTGAGATGTTTGAGAACCTGTTTAGCCATATCCGTGATCTGAACAGCCGGGTCGGGTTGCGCAGCAACCTGACAAGAACTCTCTGTTGTAATCTCTGTAGTAGTCTCTTGGTAATCTACTGTATGAATGAATGCGGGATTCCCGCACGCTGGCGAGAGGGTTTCCCGCAAACTTGCCTGCGGCATATCCGCATTCTTGTCTGTGGCAATTCCGCTTTCTTGAATGCGGGAATCCCGCATACTGGATTGCGGCTTTCCCTCACTCTTGAGAAGCAGCGCCTCTAAGCGGTCTGCTTTGACTCTGAAAAATAGTTTCGCGGGCACACCACGGCGATCTTCCTCAAGCACTCCTGCTGAAATCAGACGGCGACGGGCTGTTTCCTGTTCTTCACGCGACAGGCCAGTTTCGCTTTTTGATTTCCTTCTGAGTTTTGTAGAACCAGGAGCCATCCATGCGGTTATGCCAGTAGACCAACTGAGACAGAAGGACAGCACCGGTAACACCACCAAAGCGCACGAAACACGCCTGATAAGCGATTGGCCTATCAAGCAACGAGATAAGATTACTCATGGTGCTACCTTCCTGAACTTCTGACTGAACAACACACGCGGCAGCATGCAATCATGCGGATAATTAGGGCGGCGGAAGATCACACGGTGATTAACCGTATCAACGCCAACAGTTGTGACCGGAACACCGCGATTGTCGATGTAGCGTTCTACCCAAGGCTTGATGATTTCAGTTTCCATGGTTCACCCCGGCATCTGCGGGACGACGATAAAACTCTGCCCAGGCTGATTCGACTACCAAACGCGGCACGCACTGGTAGTTGTGGGCCTTATCCGCTGAGGATATGATTTGCTCATAGACAGGAACGCCAGCCTGATATCGGCAGCGGAATTGCCCTGACAACGGTTTCTGATTTACAATGCTCATGCGATGAGTCTCCACACACGTTGATTTACTCGCACCGAACGCCCTAGGCTGCAACCCGGGGCGTTCACCTTTTCTGACCCCTGCTAAATCTGTAACCACTTCAAATGTCCTGCGCTTCGAACTGCATTCCGGCCACATCAGCCTTTCTCCCGGTTGATATGAACATGTCCACGGCGTGATCCGCTGTGCTTGCACTGAAGAGCGCAATGAGGCCAAAAAATCCGTGAACCTGATGATTGAGTGTTTTGCGGAATAACGCTGACAGCGTTTTGCGCTCGTGATGGTCGATGACTCCATCTGCCATAGCTGCAAGCTGTGCTGTTGCCAGCTCACCTTCTGCGGCCTTGGCCTTCATCTGCGTATCGAACAAATCAACCTTGTCCATTTCGCCAGCGGCCTTGATGTCCACCAGCAGCATTCCATGACGAACGGCCATGAATTCAGCCACGAAATGGGTGCCGGACAGAACTTCCATTTGCATCAACTCATCAAGGGTGAAAAAGCGACTGCCACACTTGCGATACAGATGGTTATGGAACTGATCGATGCTCATGCCTAAATCAGCAGCCATACCTAAACGACCGTGCTTATGCGCTTTACACATCTGGCGAACTGTCTGATTAATCGTGTCTACCATTTTTTTTATCCTTGGGTAGTTACGACTTAACTGACGAATCAGTAGTCTTCCCATAAAGGGATGGGTCAAATTTAAGCTTTCCTTTGGTGCGCAAAGCCGCTTCAGTTGCGCGACCTTTGGGAATTAAGCCACCAGGACGTTTACGCCATTGATAAAAAGCTTCCGGTGAAACGCTAAAGAAAGCCGCTGCCTTATTTGGTGAGCCGAAGTAGTTCTCTAAATCAGTTGTTGTCATACCTACCTCCCTAAGATTTCTTAGATAGTATTTTCTAATTTTACTTTGGTCAATAAAAACTAAGATAACTTAGTTAAATTTTCTTAGGGGATGGTGGTGAGTTCATTAGGCGGGCGCTTAAGAGCGCTAAGGCAAGAACGAAAGTTAACTCAGGGCCAGCTTGGAAAGGCGGTGGGTGTTTCTGACGTCACAGTGGGATACTGGGAACGTGATCTGAACACACCCGGGGGTAAATCACTTTCTAAATTGGCCTCTTACCTAGGGGTAAGCGAAGCATATCTGTTGTACGGTAAAGAAGATGAATCCAACGTTGCTGCAGCACCAGTCGGAGCTCTCAAGGTACCGGTTATAAGTTATGTACAGGCCGGTCAATGGAGCCCGGAGAGTGATGCGCGGAATCTAGAAGGGAATATTGATTACGTGCTTAGTACCGGAAATTTTTCTAGAGGCACTTTTGCCTTAAAAATTAAAGGAAAGTCGATGGAGCCTGAGTTTGTCGAGGGTGATCTTATCCTTGTCGATCCAGAACTTAGACCCCAGCCTGGAGATTACGTGGTTGCAAAAAACGGCGAAGATGAAGCTACCTTCAAAAAGTACAGGGCTCGTGGAGTCAATCAAGAAGGCAATGATATTTTTGAATTGGTCCCATTAAACGACGACTTTGCAGTAAGAAGCTCAGACAAAGAAAAGATCAATATTATCGGGGTCTTAGTCGAGCATAGGCGATTGATGCGCCGCTAAGGTAACAAGCAGCCATGAAGAAGCCTAAATAATTTTAGGCTTTTTTCTTGACCTAAAATCTAAGTTAACTTAGATTAAACGCAAGATACTTAGTTAGATGCTGTTTCAAAGATGCAAGTAGCTGTGAAAGTTAGGAAAGAGAGAGCGATGTAGTTGGCGGTTACCGGCAGTGCTCTTTCCTTTGTGACATGTCACAACAACCTTCAAGTGTGGAGGCCCGGCTCTGGGTTGTTGCAGTAACCCAGCAGCCAATTAACTAAATCCCAAAAGTTTTATTGCCATCTTCGGCAAGGGATTAGTGCAACCAAAAATCGTGTGTGGAGTATTCATGGAAAAGCCTGACGACCCTATCACCGTTGGCCGTATCACCCTGCCCTATAGCCATCTGCTCAATGGCTGGCTGATGCCTGACGGTACCGTTATCAAAAATCCTATTAAGGCGCAGAACGAAGCTGAGCGCCTTAACGGGAACATTGTTTTTCACTGAGGGCCACCAGCATGTTATCGAATAAATCAAATAAAGAGCTTGTTGAAGCCGGTCATCTTTTGCTAAAGCGCTTGATGCGGATGTTCTTCTCACGTGCTATGTGGCTGGTGTTTACTAAGGGAAAATTAATTCTCCTGAATTGAAATCTTCAATTGAGCTCATTGCTTTGTAAGAGTAATATTTATCATTGAACAATGTTAAAAGCTAAAACTTGATGTTTTGCCGACCTGTTTTTGAAAAAAATCAAAAACCTCTTTAAAGAATGGATAAAAAAGGACTTGCTATGCAGTCAATTAATAAAAAATTGAAGAATGAATTATACCAAAAATTTAACGGTAAATGCGCATATTGTGGGGTTCATGTAACTTCACCTAGCATTGACCATTTTGTTCCAAAATATCTTTCGAAGGACCTATCTGTTGATATCAATAATTTAATAATGTCATGCGCAACATGCAACGCGCACAAATCAAATCAATTTCCCGAAAGTGAAGACGGCGAGCCTTTATTGCTTCATCCGATATTTGATAATTGGAAAGATCATATTATTGAGTTGGATAACGGATACCTGCAAGGCATTACCCACCAGGGTGAAGCAACCATAGAAACTTTAAGATTAAATAGGCCTAATTTAGTCGAGATTCGTGTTGCGCGAGCAATGGGTTTGAACCTCGAATCACAAAAAAATCCTTCTGAGCACGATGTTTGCATGACTTTTAAAGAAAGTATGCGAAGTGTCGACAATCTCAGTGACGTCCAAGTTTCTGGTGATTTAAGTTTACAAACGCGTATGTGGTACATGCTGTATGGGAATGTCATAACTTCTTTAGAAACCTATCTATGTGATAGATTTTTATCACTTGTTGAAGAAAGCAAAGAGCATTTTAAAAGCTTTGTTCAAACGTTTCATGATTTTAAAACTAGAAAATTCACCCTTTCTGAGTTTTACAGTGCAAGCGAAAGCTTAGAGGCTCAAGTAATCGAATCCATAAAAAGTGTTCTTTATCACGATCTACCAAAAGTCAGCGGGATGTATAGAGACACTTTTAAAATTGAATTTCCGCCTTTTGGAGAAATTTATAAAGTCTGTACGATTCGACATGATGTTGTTCATAGAGGTGGGAAAACAAAAGATGGAAAGTTCCATCTAATAAACGCAAACACCATTAAAAAAGCGGTTAATGACTGTATGATGTTTGTTGAAGAACTTGAAAAAGAATTAAGTGAAATTCAATAAATTTTATTGAAAAAATATTCATACTGTTGGCCTTCAATTTGTGATCGTTGAAAAAGCAACTGCTATATGTCAGGAGGTAATGCCCTACGGACACAACAAACAGGTAGGGCTTATGGGTAGCCAAAAAAGCCCTTTTTAAAAGCACCAACCATCTACTGGGGTCCGCAGCATAAGCAATAATGCTCTCAGCGCTTGCGAGTGAGTTTTTAGCCAATAATTATTGAGCGTTGCCATCGTTTAATCTGATGATTGATGCGTGCACTGTGTGCAGCGACGCTCAATCAGCCTACTGGAAATCGTCTACACCTTTGCAAGGTGTGTTGGTGTACGGGTCCGTAGCGTAGCAAGCTCAAATCTATGAGTAAGCGCCAGTTCGATAATTGTGATAATTGCCTACCTGTGTAGGATTACTTATTGAAAGAAGAGTCAGCCTATGGGTTTGTTTGAGCTGGAATGAAACTAAGTTAGTCATATAGTGCCGGGACCTGTCACGGCTTTTCTAACCTGTTGCAGCGGGAGTGTGTGGGTATGAACCAGAGCAATAATGAGATTATTTCAGATGCAGATATTGAACAAATTACGGGCTACAAAACACCTTCGAAGCAATGTCATTGCCTAAAGCAGGCAGGGATTTTCTTTGTTGTCAGGCGTGACGGGCGGCCAAGAACAACTTGGCAGCACTTTAACGATCCTATAACGCATCGCAAAATAGTTGAACAAGAAACCCATGAACCTAACTTCGGCGCATTAGATTAATGGCAAGAACACGGAAAAATATTGCTGACGCCTGGATGCCACCTCGTGTATATCGCGGGAGGTCAGCATATGAGTTTCATCCCAAAAATGGCGGTAACATAAGGCTTTGTGACCTTGATGCCCCTCAGTCCAAAGTTTGGGCAGCTTATGAAGCGTTGATAAACGACATTCCTGATGACCGCTTGTTGGCAGCATTGGCTGAACGTTTCTTCAAATCAGTTGATTTTTTTGAGTTGGCGCGTGAAACACAAAAAGACTATCTCAAGTATTCTAAAAATGTGTTGTCTGTCTTTGGTTCTATGCCATCAGACTCAATCAAACCTGAGCATGTCAGGAAATATATGGACAAGCGAGGTCTAAAAAGCCGAGTTCAGGCTAACCGTGAGAAAGCATTCATGTCGAGGATGTTTCGATGGGGTTATGAGCGTGGAATAGTGAAAGGAAATCCAACCAAAGGCGTCAGGAAGTTCAAAGAGGTATCTCGAGATCGTTATGTAACAGATAAGGAATATCAGGCATTATTTTCATGCGCACCCGACATTGTGAAAGTAGCCATGGAGTTGGCCTATCTATGCTGTGCAAGACAAGCTGATGTGCTTTCAATGAAAAAGAGTCAGATCATGGAAGAAGGAATTTTAATTAAACAAAGCAAAACAAGTGTTGCTCAAATCAAAGGATGGTCACCTCGTCTAACCTCAGTGATCGAAATGGCATCGTCGTTGCAATTGAAGCCTGGTATGAGCAGCGTATTCATTATTCATCAGCCCAATGGTTCGGGTTATACAAGAGATGGTTTCAATAGCCGATGGAGCGCAGCTCGGGATGAGGCACGTTTTAAATTTCCAGAGCTGAAGTTTGATTTCACTTTTCATGATTTGAAAGCGAAAGGCGTCTCTGACCTTGATGGTGATATTTATGAGAAAAGAGCTATCACGGGACACAAGAACGTTGAACAAACTGCTGCCTACGACCGCAAAATCGTAGTGGTTCCTGTGGTTGGTGGGCAGAAGAAAACCGATTGA